GCTTGGTCAGCAGTAGTTTTAGATCTAGGATCTACTTCAATACTCTGTTCTGCAACTTTAACTTCTTTGATTTTATCAAGTTTTTGCATTTTTGCTCCTTTTTTTAGTTTTTTCCACTCCTTTTATAACACCTTTGTTCTTAGATGCATAGAAAACAGTCTCGCCCTTCTTTTTTCCGTACTGTTTCTTCATAGATTTCATAATTTTTTTACCTTTTTCGTTTAATGGCATAATTATTCTTCTATCATAACCTGGGCTTGGTTAATTCCTGTCTTTGCAAGGCTAACCCCAGCTCTTAGTTTAGCTAAATTTTCATTTTGATCTAATTTTTTGTCTGACAACTCCCTTGCTTGCATTAATTTTGCTCTGTTTAAGTCCATTTGTGCCATGTCGGCATCTTTTTTACGTTGATTTTCCATAGCACGAAGGTCAACTTCTCTAGATTTTAATTTTAAAAGAGGATCAGCATCAAATTGTGATGTAATTTCTTTTTCTTCTTTAGCAAACTCTGTTGTCATCTCTGCAATCAAAACAGATTTTCTAGCTTCAATGTCTTGTCCAAACTTTTGTATCTGTTGTGCAGCCATTGGGTCCTGTTGAGCTTGAACTTGTAACACTTGTATTTGTCTTAATTGTTCTTCAAACTCTAATTCTATTTGTTCTTGTGCCATTAGACTAATATGTTCTAAGATATTTTTTTGTATAGCAGCCATGATAGGTGGATTGTTCCTAACCATGTTAGTCGACATAAAAGTTAAATGCGCAGTCATGTGTGCTTGATGATCTTGACCTCTAAAAGCTTGAAAAGGTTTACCACCCAAAGCACTTATGTGTTCTAAACTTGGGTCCATTGGTTGCATTGGAGCTGGTGGGGGTAAAACTTGATCAATATCTTTTACACCTAGAGCTTCATACATTTTTCTATATGCGCCATACAAGTTATGTATTTGTGGGTTAGATGTAGCCAGTTGTAACTCTGTTTGTGCCATTGTAATTCTTTGTGCCATAGAAAATATATTTGGATCTGCCACAGGTAAAACATCAACCCTGTCATCAAAATCCATTTGTTTTATTTCTCTTGTAGCACCAACGACATCATATGGATAAACTGGAGGTAAATAAGTTTTAAATACTTTTGATAATAATTTAAATTCGGATCTCATAGCAGTATATAATCTTTTATGTATTGCAGACATTACACGTGAGCCACGTTCTAATAATGCAACAGTTGTTCCAACAGCAGCTTGTTGATTACCATCACCCACTTGCATATCAGCAATAGCTGCAAATCTTTGACCTGCACCAACAACTATACCCATCAATTGTAACAAAGTTGCAGATGGTTCTTTGTAAGGCAATGGAAAGAAAGCATCTCTTAAACTACCACCTGGCGCATCAACATCTTTAAATTCACCAGGTTGTATTGGAGCAGCTTCATCTCTGACTCTTACTCCTCTTTGTTTAAATCCTGCAGGTAAATTAGATAGTGTACCTGCATCTAATAATTGACGGAGAGCAGCAGTTGCAGTTCTGCTCAATCCGCCAATCATGTGAATTAACCCAAAGCCATAAAATCCTAGACCTGGTAAGAATTTAAAATGAACAAAATATTGAATTTTATTTCTCTTTGGATCTGTGGGTTGATAGTTACGTCTAATAGATAAAACTTTTTTTGAGCCTTCATCAACTGTAACTATGTATGGTAATTTTATTCCTGTAGGATTTAACTCATCATCTTTGTCTTCAAATCCTTCTAAATCTAAATTTACGTGACACTCTAATAAATTATAAACTGGTTCTTGTTTACCAACTTTTTTAGCGCCATCTAATTCTTTTTCTTTTTTTTCTACATCATTTTTATTTGTGTCACTTGGTGGTCCTAAATCTATATCAGAGTAAAAACCACCGACTTGTTGTTTTCTTAAATCATTCTCTGAAATTTTAATTGTTTGTATTATTGAATCTGCATCATTTAAACTTGTTGCCATGTATGGCACAACCAAATCATCTGCTGGAACAAATTTAGAAACTGCTCTACCTAATAAATCATCGTAGTAAACTTTTTTAAAAGTAGAGCCTGCAAGTGGTAAATGAAATAACATTTGATCAAATTCAGGTTCATACTCTTCCATGTTTTCCATTAATTCGTAGTTCATGTAATCTTTAACACGTTGAGCTTGCGCCTCTTTTGTTGAATCAGGTTTACCAACTACTTGTGTTCTAACTGGTCCCTCTGAGGGTAATAATTCTTTGTAAGCTCCAGCTTGAAATTGTGTTACAGCTTCAGCTAAGACTGGGTGTGTTGCACCCGAGGCTCCTTGAAATGGCTCTGTTCTATTTTCATATTTAAATCCTAAAAGATCTAAACCTTGTATATAAGATTGTTCCCAATCTCTTCTTGAAGATTTGTAGTCAACGTAATTTTGTGCCAACTCATTACCAATCGGATCTAAAACTTCTTCGGGCAATAATTCTACCAAATTATCAAAGTGTCCCTGTGTGCCTTCTATGTTAACTTTACTTGGATCAAAGTTAACTTCAACACCACCATCCTCTAACGGGTTTACTTCTACTCCAGGGTCAGCAGCTTCTTCTGCTTTCTGTTGTTCAATCTCTATTTCTTCTTGAGGGTCAACCTCGATAGATGTTTTTACGTTGGGTAACGTTTTGTCTATTTCTGCCATTTATATTCTCCAGGTTCACTGTTTTAACTTGTTTTAAGGGAACATTCAAGCCTTGTGGATTAGGTCCCCTTTTAGGTGGTATTGTTCTTGTTAATCTTTTGATCATTTTTTGTTTCTTTTAATAGTGTCCATGAGGGTAAACACATCGTTCTCATCTATGGGATTTTGAGTGTTTGCTCCAGCACCTTTATCTAATTCAACTTCATTATAGTATTTAAAATTTTCTGCTGCTTCTTTTTTCTGACCTTTTGTTAAAGTTAATCCTAATTCTTCTAACGCCTCAACAACTGCGTCCGCCTCTTCTTTAATATCTAAATTTATGGCAGAATCAAAACTTGTATCTTCAGGTCCCATGCTTTCAACATCAACTGTTTTATATTCAAACTCAGGTGCATCCACCTCTACATTATATCTCTCTACAGATTGTGGAAACTCTGGATCAGATAATAAATTTTGATATCCTGACTCTCCAGGTTTATAAGTTATAGTAACTGGTATCTCTGTATCATAATAATTTGTAGTCCAATCTATTGTAATTTCGCCAGTATTATCATTTTTACTCATTAACACTTTTTTATTTCCAGCTTTTGTATTTAGTGTCATTTCAAAAAAGTCTGGCTCTATACCTTTTATGTCTCCTCTAGATTTTAAAATACCTTTTTTTTCAATAGCGTATACTGCATCCTTAAACCATGCAGGCATTCCTGTAACCTGTGTATCCATGGCCATTTTTGAAGCGGCTCTAGAAACTTTACCAGCTTTAGGAAAGAAATCTACAATACCTAACATTTTAGCCAAAGCAACTGTTGCACCTGCCCCAGACATTTGTAAAAATTCTCTTCTGCTCATACCTTTTTGAGCAAGAACTTGGTCTATTTCTTTATTCAATAATTCCTCTGTAACTTTATCTTTAGGTAATTTTTTTGCTGCTGAGTAAGCATTTAATAATTTTAGACCAGGGAATATTGGAGCTGTAAGTTCTAAGCCAAGACCAAATGTATCCGCAAAAACTTTTGGACCAATACTTGATCTTCTGTCTTTTAATTTTTGTTCTTCTGTTTGAATTAATGACTCTAATCCAATTGCTTTTTCTGTAGCAGTTGGTGTTATGTTTTCTAAAAATTCTGTAAATATTCCTGTGCCTTTTATATTTGTTTCTGGCACCTCATCATAATCTTGAACATAATTACCTCCATCACCTGTAACTTTAAATGCAGGTCTTTTAATTAAATCAGATGCTAATCGTCCTGCTGCTGGTAATATTCTTCCAGCAAATTCACCTACACGAACACCTGATCTTAGTAAAACGTCTGCGTAGTATGGTAAATTTCTTGGATCTATCATATCATTTAACATTTCTATAGGGTTCATAGTTTCTTTAAAACTTTGTGCTTGCGGTAATTCTGAATCTGGGTTTAAGAAATAATACTCTAATTCTTTTGCAAAACTTTCATCAGCCCCTGCTGCTCCACCGTTACTAAAATTAAATCTTGGCATTGGAGATATTTCTACAGGTCCTCCTTTTTGAAATCTTGGTAATAAATCTTTTCTTATATAATCTGTAAATATTTTTTTATCGGCTCTATCTGTAATAATTTGATTTATAATATCTAAATAATCTCCAGCTAGTTTTAATTTTTCACCAGGCACTGTGCCTTTTTCAGTTTCAATTTCTCCAACAGAACCCTCTACAAAACCTGCTTCTTTTTCAGGAGCATATAAAGATACCTCACCAGTTTCATAATTAAATGTTGCACCATGTAATCCACCTTTACTCATTCTTTCTAAATCAACTGAGTTAGGACTTTCTTCAATAAATTTTTTAGCATCGGTCTCTGATTCTGTAACAATTTTCATAATGTCTAAATTTAGTTTAGAAATTTTATTAATATCTTTTTCATTAGTTACAGGGCCCTTTCCTTCGTATTTATCAACCAAAGGCCCTAGTTCTTTATATAATTTTTTAAGGTCTTCAATTTTAGTTTTATAAAATTTATTAACATCAGTGCTTTGAAAAACTAAATCGTTTTTATCAAACAACTTATCTTTATTTCTATATATCCAATCAAACTGCCTAGTTTTTTGTAGTGTTCCTTTTTTACCAAATTTTTTAGTAAAAAATTCTACGGGAAAAGGATGACCTCCTTCTATAGCCCTTAAATTATATTTATCATAAACCTCTTTTACCTTTAAAGGTAACTCTTTAGGTGCTCTCATATCTTTAAATCTATTATAAATAGTTCCTCCGACTTCAGATAAAAAGTTTGTTCTGGCTAATGTTCTTACATCTACGGGCTGAACACTACTTAACCTTTCAGTTTGTTTAGTAATATAATCGGCATAATCATTTAATTTAACCGCTTTAAAAGGACCTATTTTTTTGAATGGAAGTTGTCCTGATCTTATAGAGTCTGTCACCCCACTAGGAGTAGGTAAACCCATTAAACTTGCTATTTCAGCTGGATTAAAAAATTCATTAAAATTAACCCCTGCTTTTTTTAAACCACTAACTTGTTTTTTTAATAAGTTAGGATTTTTTCTAAAATCTATTAAACTATCAAATTTATTTCGAAATTTTTTTAATTTTGGTTGTTGTCTAAACAATGCTAAATCTCTAAACTTAGCTTCTCTGGTTATATCTCCAGTTTCTCTATTTTGTTTTGATAAAAGTCTGTTTGCAAATATTAAAGCGTTTTGTTCATCTTTTTTATCTATTTTATAAGCTTCTTCTGGAACAGGATCCAGTTGTGTTTTTTTAGTTCTAAAAGTAACAGTTCCGTCTGGATAGATATTTACTCCAGGTGGTGACTTCTTATTTTTTTCTTTTCTTGCTTCATCAAACTTACGATACTGATCTAAAATTTTTGCAAGAGTTTCAAAATCTTGATAAGGATCAGGTGGTTCTTTTAACGGCTCTTCTTTTTTCTTTTTTGTAGCTCCTTCTTTTTTATCTTCGTCTTTACTAAAAAATGTATCTCTTAATCTTTTTGCAGCTGCACCAATAGCTAGTGGAGGTATTATCGCGCCAGGCACATCTATTGGTTGAAATTCGTCTGACATAAAATCAACATTTCTTTCTGGAAACAAAGGATTAAGAGTTTTAATATTTGTTCCTGATTGTAGATTAACTCTGCCGCCATCAGCCATAAGAAAAGGTCTGTCGCCTAATCTTTTTCTTTGTAGATATTCTTCGTAAGTTTCTTGACTTGGATCAAAGTCCTCTTGCATTTCATCTTTTAACGGACCTGGTTCTAAGTCGTCTACCAAGTCTGCTAGCATAAGTTTATTGCCAAGAGTTTTATCCTTGTCGTCTATAAACGTGCCTTGTATTGGATCAAATATATAAGCCAACGATTCCTCCTTCTGCGTTTAATTCTTTAAACGGTAAAATTTTTGTATCAAATTTAGGTTTTGTACTAACATACTCTCTATAAGAGTCTGGGTCTAGTCTTTGTAATGACTGCTCCATTTTTTGTATGTTTTCTCCATGGTATGCAATCCTCTCCATTCTTCTTTCAGGATCGTCAACACCAAAATATTTTTTACTCTCTTCTAGATCTGGATTTTTATAAGCAGTAAAAGCTTCTAAATCGTCTGTTAAATTTTGTTGTAGTTCTATTGGATGTAAATAATCTGTTGCAGATTGTGGACCGTCTTTTAATACTGGTTCTATATTATTTCTCTCTAACCAAGAGAACACATCTTCACCACTGTCGTATCTCCAGTTCTCCATCTTATCAAAGATGTCCTCACCAAAGTGTTTTCTCCAAATACGAACTGGGTCTGGTGCAAAAAACATACCGCCACCGTGATGGTGTTTACCTGCTTTTAAATTTTTATAAATTGTATCATCTAAATTTATCACACCTGCTTCGTGTAGTTTTGGTAAATTAAAACTACCCAAACCTCTAGCCACAGAACTTATGTTGCCATAAGCTTTACCATAATATAGTTTGCTCAATCTTGCTTCCTGTTCTGGTGTTTTTTCAAACGGAGAAAAAATACTCTCTGGTTTTTTTGATTCTTCTATTTTTTTCATTTCATCAACTGTTCTCATTAATCTTTCCAATGCACCTCGTAAAGTTAACTCCTCAACTGGTCTGTCATCATCTGCAGCTCGATAAATCTCATCTGGTTTTTTACCTTCATCAAGAATACCTTTTTCTAATTTATTTCTCTCAGCTGTAACTCTTCTGTATACGCCAAGGTTGTATAAGATATTATCTTTTTGTGATTGTGATAATCTTATGTCAGGATTTTCTTTTATAAAGGTAATTGTTTTTTCAAAATTTTTTTCAAGGTCGTCTGCATATTCTTTAATGTACATGTATCTTTTATCACGACCCACGTTTCTAATATCAAATGGTTTAAACCTGCTGGCATCGGTTAGTTTAGAATTTACTATAGTATAGTCACCAGCTTCTTGTTTAGTTAACTTACGACCTAAAAACTCTACACCTTCTGCTGTATCTACAATACCACCACCCTTTGGTTTAGGTTGCCTGTTTGCTAGTTCTGCTAATAATTTTATTAAATCATCCATTAATAGTACACTCTTTTACGTTCTTGTTTTGGTTCATCCAGATAGTCTTCGGGGTGATCAATTAAGCCCCCTTGTCTAAACCGCATGATCGCTTGTGTAGTTGAGTCTACTAAGTCATCATGATCGCCATATGGAAATGCTGCACATTCCTCAATGACCTCCTCAGCAAACTTTTGCTCAGGAGCCCATATCATACCAGATTCGAACAAAGGTGCAACAGAGTTTACTCTGGCATGCTTGTCGTTTCCTTTGCTAGGTGTAAAATTCATTACAGGTATGTCCATCTTTCTAAGCTCGTAAGTTAGAGGCAAACCGCTAGCTTTTGCCTCTACAATTACAGTTTCAGGTTTCCAATAATCATATTGTTCAAGGGCCAATCTACGTAATTCAGGGAACTCGTATCTACCTTTGATGGCATCAAGTAGTATAAGATTGGCCCCACTATCTTCGTCAGGATAAAATATACCCCAAGTCGTTATAGCACTGTAGTCTGCTGTTTCTTTTTTAAGAAACGCTGTATCGTAAGATTGTATGACGTGTTGTATTTGTGGAATGTCATCATGCTTGTATCTTCTCCACCACTCACGTTTTAATATTGCTCCTTCTTCTGCTGTTGGATTTTGCATCCATTGCGCGTTCCATTTTGCAACTGGTAATGTTGCTTGTACTTTCTCAAGTTCATCCAACTTCCAATACTCTGGCCATACTGGTTTGGGCTTTGTTCCATGGTCCATGATTGCTGGAAACTCGACCACGTGCCATTGATCAGCTTTTACCTCTGATTGGTTCTTGATCAACATACCTGTAAGATCTTTTTGACTCCATCTAGTCATGACTAAAACTATCTTACCACCTGGTTGAAGTCTTTGACGTGGACCTGATGTATACCATTCATAAGCTGACTCTAATGCGTTAGGTGACAACGCGTCTTGCTCTGAGTGCGGGTCATCTATAATTAATAAATCTGCACCACGTCCAGTGATTGCACCACCAACACCAGCTGCAAAATATTCACCACCCTGTGATGTCTCCCAACGTCCTGCTGCTTTACTATCTTCTTGTAATCTTGTTTTAAAAATTTTTGTGTAATCTTCTCTGTCAATTAGGTTCTTTGCTTTACGACCAAATCTTATTGCTAGTTCTGCCGTGTGCGTTGCTTGAATTATTTTTAATTTTGGATCACGGCCCACCATCCATGCTGGTAGCAAGTATGAT